TTGGAAGAAATTGGTCCAAAGACAGGTGGACACGATATCCCCTATCAGCGCAGAAGAATTATGGAAGTGGCGAAATCATCTAATGCTGTTCGCCTTGTCTTGGATGCTACGGGGATTGGTGGGGCGTTTGAATCAGAATTACGGATGGATTGTATATCAACCAGTATACAATTTATACCGTTCATTTTTACAGGGGGCACAAGAGGGAGTAAAGGACAAGTCTTCCGAGACTATGTTTCATTTCTCCAACAGAACAAAATTAAATTACCAAACCCTGAGCTTCAAAAGGGGGAAGCAGCAAAATTAATGGCTAAATGGTATAGACAACACTGTGAAATAGAATATGTAATGGATACAACTAACAAGACAGAAAAGATTGCAGCACCTAAAGGGAAACACGACGATTATTGTGACAGTGCAGTACTAGGTGTGCACGGAGCATTGTCTATGTTACCGGGAGAAGCAAGTTTTAGTAATGTTACATTAGGTTCACACAATCCTAGGGCTAGAAAAAATAGACAACATTTTGCAACAACACGTAAAAGAAGGGCCAGTCCAACCCAATTTAAACAGGCTCCAAGGGGTTTTTAGGGGCAAACTTTTTATAGATATCTAAACTATATTTAAATTGGTAGCAATGGCTCTCTCAGATTATTGGCCGTGGAATCGGCGTAATTTTGCCACTAAAGGCACAAATCCTCCTTATAAAAAGGACGAACCACGTAGTTATGGAGCAGGAGCTATCAAAAGAATTAAATTATCCTCAAATTGGGCAGGTAGAAACTATGAGCCCCAGATTGGAGACAATAGAAGGTATATGCAAGTATATCTTTCTGACCCTTTAATAAGAACATTAATTGATTTACCTTGTTTATACGCTACCAAAGACGGTTATGATATTGTGACTGACGATGAAGAGGAAAGAGAAAGAATAGAAAAAATGTTTGCAGATATAGGATTAGATTTAATTTTATATAGTTTATTAAGAAATGCAAGGATATTTGGAACTGGTTACCTAGAATGGACTGGTGACAATCTTGTGCTACGTTCTTCCCAGAATATGTATGTTCAAAGAGATGAAAGTGGACAGATTATGTATTTCTATCAAGAATTAGGGGCAGATGAAGAAAGTGTAAGATTTGAAGCAGATGAAATAGTAGAACTTAAGAATAATCCCTTTGATGATTATGCATACGGTTTATCTGATATTCATACTGTATTATATTTAGTAGATTTAAAAGATTACGCAGAAAGAGATGTCGGAGCAGCATTGAATAAATATGCAAATAGCCGATATGATATTAGTTGTGGTCTTCCAGATATGCCATATGGTCCAGATAAGATTAATGAAATAGTAGAAACATTTAATAATCTAGAACCCGGTGAAGATATTATACACGGTAATGACATTCAAATAACAGAAATGGAAGGAACACACCGTGCTTTTGAATACGGTAAATACTTTGATGACATTTCTATGAAAATACACACAGCACTAAAAGTGCCAATAACTATGTGGTCTGACCCAGAAAAGGCTAGACCTATTTTTGACCCATATGTAAAATATTTACAAAAATCAGTGGAGGATGCTTTGAACTCACAATTGCTACCACAAATAAGTGAGGATGCAAAATTTAAATTCAGACAAATGAATGTAGATGATGCATTTACCAAAGCAAAGACTGATATGATTTACTTAGCAGAAGGAGTTCTGTCACCCGGTGAGGTAAGAGCAGAGAGAGGGCTCGACCCAGATGGTGTGGAAGAAATTCAACCTACTGCTGAGAATGTAAACGTTTCAGGAGGACGAGACCAAGACAAAAAAGAAGAGTCCAAACGAACCGAAAATAGGGGTAATCAACCAGCCGCGAATGCGACAGGAGATAGAAAATGAGTAGTTATACAACGTGTGTAAATGAGTTAGCTCCGCGTTTGAAAAAGCGTGGAATGAATAATCCAGATGGAATGGCATCATCAATGTGTGCAATAAGATTTGCGGATGAAGAGGATACACCTCGTCAATTCAGTGTAGACCAAACTCTTAATGAGAAGCACAGAGCTTTTGCTATGGATTTAACTTTAACAGCTGACGCATTTCCAGAACAATTTAATGAAGAACAGAACATATGGGAGTTCCCAGTCTTGGCAATAACTTCAGGGGAACATAAGTACACAGAAGATGGCTCGGAGGAGAAGGTTTATATAGAACCAAGCATCCTTAAGAGTAATATAGAAGCTTTCACAGAGCTACCTATTTACGTTAATCATCAGCGAACGCAGGACGATTTAATTGGCACTGCGATAAATCCTGAGATTAAAGAAATGGACGACGGAAAAATAGCGGTAGGTATGCTAGCGCAAGTTTCCAACAATGAAAGAGGAAAGGAAATAATTAAAAAGATGCAAGATGGGGACGTTACCAATGTCAGTATTGATTGGTTTTCCAAAGATATTGACGTAATGGGTGACACGTTTGCTACAAACATCCGCCCTGTTGAGGTGTCTTTTATTGATAATGTAATTGCAGACCCAGTTTGTGATGAATGTACAATTGAAACGAAATGTGACTCACAAGAGGAAGTACAAGTGGGACAGGATGAGCCTTGTTGCGATTCCTGTGCTAGTGGAAACACTACTTGTGAAAGTAATCCCGAATGCGGGACAAATAGCGAGGATGATACAATGTCAAAAGATGATGTAAAATCAGAGGCCGAAGCAATTACAGAAAGAGAGTTCGCATCCATCAAGAATCAACTTGACGAGATGACTTCTAACTATAAGGACCTTCAAGGAAAATACGAATCAGCAACAAAAGCTATTACTGATTTCGAAGAGATGGAAGCTAAGCGTGCAAACGAAGCTGCATCTTTAAGAAAGAAAGAATTAGTTAACTCTATCATTGATAGGGAAGTGGTTCTAAAAACCTTAGAGGAAGAAAAGAAAGAAGCACGTTTCGAAGATTTGAAAGCTTGGGACGAAGTCAAACTTTCTGGATTTAGTGCGGCCCTAGAGGCAGTGCCCGTTCCTGAAGAAACCGAAAGGTCATTCGGGAAAGGAAAGGCACGAGAGGCTAGCGAGGCACCTGTGGAAACAGAGGAGCCCGAGAGAGAACGTTTGTTCTCGATGGATAAAGACGGAAGAATAGTCTTTAATAAAAAATAGGTGATAAATATGGCAACAGAAATATTAGTAAACGATGGTGGAGCACCCGCCCGTATACTACCTTACACAGCTGGTTCAACAATCGTCGCCGGTAAAGCAGTAACAATTGCAACCGACGGACAAGTTGACCATACAGCGGTATCCGGAAGTAAAATGCTAGGAGTCGCATTGACTGCAGCAACTACTGGAAACATTTGTAATGTAATATCAGGACACGGAGTTCAACTAAACGTTTATACAAGCGGAAGCAATATCGCAATCGGTGACGAACTTGTCGCAGCATTAGGTGGTTCCCTAGCAGGAGTCCTTGTTGAAAAGACAACCGGAGCCGCACAAGGTCAAGTTTTAGCAATCGCTCTGGAATCAGGGTCTGCAACAACTGGACTAACTAAGGTACAGGTGATTTAGATATGGCAGTCCAAGGAATAACAACACAGTCCGGTGTTCTTACATCGGTAAACACTGGTTCATACGCAAACACTGGTGGTACAGGAGAGAGAGTTCTAATTGATTATAAAGATGTAATCCAAGATTACAGATTAACAGAATTACCTGCACTTCAGATGTTTTGTGAACCAATGAGCACAGATACTGGAGGAAACATTGACTTAACCTTCTCACTTCCATCAATGGTTATGGAAGAGATTGATGAAGGAAGCACCCCTAAATATCAACACACGAAACTACGCTCCGAGCGCGTTTCTGTGAAAGAATGGGGTCTTGCAGTCGGTGTAACTCGCAGAATGCTTGAGGATTCACGTTTCAACGAAGTTGAAATGGCCCTCAACGAAGCACGCAAGTCGGTCGAAAGACATATGACACAACACGTTGTGAAAATGATTTTCGGTATATACGATGCAACATTCAACACTGGATTATCCGGTGCTGACATAGATGAAAATACACTAGAAACTGGTGCAGCAGGAATCACAGATTTCAGCACTAACGTCTACGGTGGATTCATTGCATCTGGTGGTTCAGTTGGTTCTGGAAGAATCTATCAATATGGAAATGTTGATGATTCAATTTTAGAAGCATCCCACTACGTACGTGCAGCAAGCGACACAGCAGGAACAGTTTCATTGGCAGATATAACTAATGCAATAAAATTGATTGGTGCAACTGGATATAACGCAGATACACTTGTGATATCCCCAGCTCACTACAAATCTTTATTGGATTTAGCTAACTTCCAAGTGGCACTTGGTACCGCTCCAATAGGAACGGGTCACGTGGTTGAAGATACTCAACCGTTTGACACAACTGTCGGAACAGGTTTTGTTGGAAGCTTATACGGATTAAAAGTTTTGGTTAATGGTTACATACCACAAGACCGATTCGGAATATTCGATATGAGTGTTAAACCAGCAAACTTTGTAGAAAGGCGTGCATTGACTGTAGAAGAGGCAAATCCGGGTTTCGGAATTGTCGGTTCTTATATGTCGATGAGATATGGATTAAAAATAACCAGACCAGATTCTGGTATTATCTGTAT